GCGAGCGTCGGCTTAAACAGATCCGCGATCGATCCGGAAGGGTTCGGGTTGACCTCGAAACCGGCCAAGCTATTCAGATCCCTCTGCATATTGTCAACGCGCACGGTGAGGTCACGAACGGCCTTCTCAGCCAGCCCCACGTCCACCCGCACCCCCTGCTCTTCCATGTCCATGATCACAGGCATCAAGTCGCGCTCGAGCCGGTGGACTTGGGCAAGATTCTGCGTCCGCATCTGCTCCTCTTGCCAGTCGTACAGTGCTAGCGTGACCACGGCGTCCTGAATAGCGTATTTAGACACCATACTGATCGGAGCACGCGAAATGTTCGGCATCTGCGCATTCCGAGTCGAGCGGCCACCGAAGAGTCGTGCCATCTCCTCGTAGATCTCGTCGTCCTTCTTCATCCCGCAGTATTTGCGGGCGAGGAAGTCGAGTGCATAGGTGGGTTCGTGTTCCGAGATCAGTGCGGCGCGGGTCATCGTGCAGTCGATTCTGTCGAGGGGGATCGCCACCCCAGCTTCCCGGAGGAAGTGGAGATCGAATTTAAGATTGTGGCCAACCCACAGATTGACGCGTTTCTCGTCGATGAGGTCGTTGAGCCACTTAATAACGTGTAGGTCAGCTCGAACATCCCAGTACCCCGAGAACCCGGGGAGCGCGATGGAGATACCGAACAGCTTGTCGGCCCACCATTTTAGCCCCGTGGTCTCGGTGTCTATGACCACCACCGGAGCGTGGTCAATGCGTGGGAATTCGGTCATCAGAACGGGATGTCGTCAGACACGAAGTTCGAATCGCTGGCTGGTCGGCCAGTCATAGAACCGCCCTCTTTCCGATTAATCTTGATGGAGAAGAACTTCTTGCCTTCCATCTTGCCGCCCGGTTTACCGTCGTTTACCCAAGCCGAGACCCAGTAGTCTACGCCCTCGACGTTAAGTGAGCCAGTGAATTCCGGGTGCTTGTCAGTCTTGCGATTATCGGCACGGGCCATCATGCCCTTATTGGTATTGTCGTATTCCATCTTAGTGTCCTCTATCTGTTGGTTAATGAAGGTATTATTATACCACCCGCGCTACTGTCTGTCAACTGTCACAATTTGTAGCCGTTGTACCCCTCTACTATGTCTAGCACTCGCTTGGAGCGGGTCATTCCGACGTAGAACACTCGGACCTCGTCGTCCGGTGACTTCTCGGCGGTCTGCTGTACCCGCGTGGTCATGTCGGTGAGAAGAATGACTCGATCCGCCTCATGGCCCTTTGCCGCATGGATCGTAGAAAGTCGGATAGTGGGTTCGGTGTCGAGATCGGCGTCGGTGTAGAAGTCCACGACCCGGCCGGGGATTTGGAGAGCGACGTAGAACGGGGTGCGACCAAGAGTGGCGAGGTCGCCCGCTTCAAGAAGCCTGCGAGTCTCAGCGCTGGAAATGGTGAATATTGCATTTCGCTCCCCGTCCGTGACTCGCTCGCCTCGGCCAAGCTTGCGGAACGCCCGGATACCGGAGGCATAACGATTTTGATAAAGCCCGGGGCGGCCCGACTCTCGCGTGTATGGGATGCGCTGTTCGATAAGCGATTGTTCAACTTCGCGGAGGACTGAATGCGTCCGTCCCAGTAGTAGTATATCTTCCCCGTGGGTGATTTCCACCGAGTTGATCGATCCGTGTACTCGGACCAATCCCACATCTGCTTTGGGACTAAACTCCTTATCCACGCGGAATGCGACTCGACGGATGAGGTCTTGAGATCGTGCGTGGACTGAAGCAGGAAGTCGATGCGAGTGCGAGAGCACACGGCTATCACCCTTATGCTTTTGTGTAAATCTTGCCATACCGTGTACATCCGCACCGGCCCATGTATAAATCGCCTGATCGTCGTCCCCAGCGATATGCACTTCGTGAGAACGTCTGACGAGCTTCTCGATGACAGCCCACTGAAGAGGTGATAGGTCTTGAGCTTCGTCGACAAATACAACCTCGGCGTCTGCTCGTACTGCGCCACGGGCGGCACGTTCAAGCATATCGGTGAAGTCGTAATAGCCATATGTAGATTTCCAATCAGCGTATGCCCGAACAAACGCATTGAACTCGGCCCGAGTACCCGGCCGGTCCGAGATGTCGTAAACTTCTGCCGGATCGGAAAAGGTGTTCCGGGCATAATTGAGTAGGTCAAGGTAGAAGTCTCCATCGGCACGCTCCTCATCGTCTTCCGGGGATTTCCCGATAATCGGTATCCCCATAACTGTTGAAAATTCGCGAAGCTTCATCGCGTCCACGACTTGCGTCTGCCGCAAGCCCATGTGACGGAAGGCCATCGCGTGAATGGTGGACACATTGTCCGATCGCTTGAGGCCCAGCCGGGAGAGTGCCTCGGAAGCCGCCGCACGAGTAAAAGAAACGAAGGCCACACGTTCGGCTTGAACGCCTGAATCCCTAGTCTCTTTTACTCGCCGCAGTAGCTCCGTGGTCTTGCCAGTCCCGGGGGGTCCGTAGATGGCGTTAACTTGCATTAAACCGCGTTCTCGTTCAACTTGTGGTCGCCGCACCAATCCGACATGTAAACTACTGGGTAGCCATTCATAGTCGGTGCGTGACGGCGGCAACGGCCAACAGTCATAACCGGGTTGGTATCGGAATCGGCTGAGCCAATGCGATCACGCGATTTTTCGACGAACCACATACACGTTTTGCACGACATATTGGCACTGCGGTGTTTCCATGGGTCCATAATTACCCCCTATACGTGATACCGCGCACTGCCCACATGCTGGCAGTCTCGGCGTTGGTGATCGCGACGGAGAACATACGCTGGACCTCTGCGTCGTGGTACGTGTCGCGCAGGATTTTGAGCATGATAACCGTGCCATCAAACGCCGCTTTAACTTGGTTCACACGACGCACCTCATCCTCGGACAGAGGGTGGTAGGACGTGACCACTGGAGCGGGTGTGGGCTTAGGGGCCTCAATTACCGGCTCAGGGATCTCTTCGGTCTTCGTCGTGTCCACGAAGCCTTCGGGCACTTCGTTCGTTTGCTTTTTAGTAGCCATACTAGTCCTTTAACAGGGGCCGAAGCCCCCGTGGTTAATTAATACTCGGAATCGGCGACTTCAGTCACTTCACCGTCGTAGTCGTTCGAGACCTTGACAGCCCCGGTACGGATCGTTTCGTACAGCTTCTCGGCGCGCTCGTACAGCTCCTTGTTCACGAACCCGAGGGCCGCGACGTTGAAGTTGAAGTAGCTCTCGTTCCGTGCGTTAGTCTCGGTCGTAGCCGACAGCTTGTAGGCGCGGCTGAACGAATCGGTGTTAGAGAGTCGCATCAGCGAGTTCCAACGCTTGGACACCTTGACCTTGGACTTGGCCATTGAGATGACCGCTTCTTGCCAGTCGTCGCCATTGCGCACCAGCACGAAGTGTTGAGCCGTGTCGGACACTTCCAACGCTTCTTCGGCCAGCTCCGCGATCGCACGGTCTGCCAATTCTTTACTAGCGAACGCACCACGAAAGCCGTTACTACCGCCACCACCCGCTTTGCGGTCTTTCCACACGAGGAACTGCTTCGTGTAGTACACCGGCACCACGGTCACTTCAGTGCCGTACAGCGTACGGGTGACGTTATTGTACAGCATGCCTTCTTCCGCGCCTTCGATGTAGGCGGGGTCGCTTTTCTTGCGCACTGGGGACAGTGCTTGGATCAGCTCGATGCGGGGGATGATCATGTCGTCAGTGCCGACATTCTCCGCTCCGCGATTACCTTGCTTCATAAATTCCGGGATCTCGTTAGTTACGATCTCGAACTCTTCTTTTACTGCTACTTGATTTTTAGCCATTACTAGCTCCTAGTTACATGCACGCATTGCGTGCGGGATACCCGGCACCATTGCCGAATTGGGGTGGGGGACGTTACTGCGACGCGGGGCTCGGTACCGAGCAGGTTTCCTTTGTCCGCCGCTGGCCACGCCGTCCCCCATAATCATGTTCGCGTGATTGAGGCACGCGTAAAGGGCGACACATTCAGAAGCTGGTCTGGTACTTCTTCGCCTTCACGGAACATCTTCTTGACTGCCGCCTTAAGTGTTGAGGGGTTAATATTCTCCTGCAAGAGGTCGCCGCGCCCGTTGTCGCGGAGCCATGTGAAGAATTCGGACTTCTGGTCCGCTTTCACCGACACGTGCATGTCAGCCGTCAGCGACACGCGGCCAATGCCGGTCACATTGATGCGGTCCACTCCATCTTCTTCCATCTTGCTCGGCACTTTCGTGATGCGCAGGAAGTCGAACTCCCGATTGATCAGCTTGAGCTGGTCTTCAAGTGCTTCTTTGCGGTTCTGCATCGTGGACATCGCGTGCACCAAGTCCACCAGCGACATCGGGTCGTACTTCTTGAATTCGCTCTCGATCTCAATAGACATTCTTCTCTCCCTTTACTCCGATTCGGATCGCTGTGTATTGCCTGTCGCGGTTGTTCCACTTGAGGATGTTGAAGGTGTCTCCTTTTTCTCGAGCCATCGCAAATACCAACCCCGCGACTATAGGACTTCCACTGGGGGCAATGAAGTCAACGCCGGGGTCGTACTTATCGAATCGGCTTCGGATGAAGGAGATGAGCTTTTGGTTGTGGAGGGAATCCGGGACATTCGACACCTCGCTGGTGGATAAGAATACGGGTTCGCCAAAGCGTTCCACATCCTGATAATTGGCTGTCGTGACCTCTTGTGTCACGAATACTACGGGTTTTTGCATACTTCCTCTATGTTCTAATCTCTATGTATCCTATTATACACTACGCGAGCATTCCTAGCAAGTTCCGATCGTTTCGGTCGTTGATGCTTGTCCGCACGAACTCGCTCACATCTTTCTTCTCTCGCAACGCCTGATTGACGGCCGCATCTACAGTGCCCTCGGCAATGATGTCGATGTAGGTCACACTCCGCGTCTGCCCGATCCGGTGTGCACGATCTTCGGACTGCTCGCGATCGGTGAAAGAGAACGAGTTCGAGTAGTACACCACCAACTCGGCGCGGGTCATGTTAAGACCCACACCACCGGTGGCCGCGTTACCCACAAGAAACCGCGCCTTGCCGGTTTGGAACAGGTTCTGCACGTTGTGGTCGCGGTCGTTCTCGTTAATGCCGCCATGAATCTCCACCACGGAGTCGTGACCGTACCTTTCGCGCAAAGCCTCGCACACCATCCGAATCTCCTCGATGAACCGGCACCACACGATCGTGCTGGCGTCGTTCTCCTCGGCTATAGCGAGTAGCTCCTCGACTTTCGGATTCTTTCCTGCAATGCGATTATGCGTGAACTTCGCCGCATCGTAAAGGTCTGGGTTACGCTCAAAGGTGATGATACCTCCGGCGATCTCTTGGAGCCGGAGCATTCGCTCGAGCACTGTCTTGACGGTGATTCCTTGATCTCCAGATACCGTTTTGTCACGCTTAGCAATGTCTTTATATAGCCGTTTTTGTTCATCTGTCAGTTCAACCTCTCGGGTCTGGTACACTTTAGGTGGTAGCTCCGTCAGCACCTCGGATTTGCGGACTTGATAGATGAACGGCGAGATCAGCTCGATAAGCTCTTCCATATTCTGGTAGCCTACCACTTGCCGATCCTCGTACCCACCCATGATCGCATATCGATTGCGGAAAGAGTAGAAATCCCCGATCCCGATAATGTTCGGATCAAGGAACTCGAATTGCATGAAAATGTCCATCGGGCCATTCGCCACCGGCGTGCCCGTCATGATCACTTTGTAATTCGCGGATTTGCCCAGCTTCACACAGTTCTTACTGCGCACGGCCGAGTGGTTTTTAATCATGTGTGCTTCGTCCACAATCATCCCGACCCGGGTACTGCAGTCCACGAACTTCTGCGCAAGATGCACCGCGCCCCCAGCCGCAAGCGACTCGGTGCCGACGATTAGGAACTTCAGCCGCCCATCGGTTGTGGTATTCCACTCCTCGAATGCCTTGGGCTTGCTGGTGTTCAGGATCATCGTATCGCACTCCATCGGGCAGTGGATGAGGACCTCGCGCTCCCAGTTCTTACGCGTACTGAACTTGGTGACAATCAGCACCCGGTCCACCTTGCTGTCCATGTAGTAAGCGGCAAAGAGATCGAGCGAAGTCTTGGTCTTTCCCGTACCCATATCCATGTAGAACGCGAACGTGCTCTTGTTCCACGCATGGTCGAGTCCCTTGAGCTGGTACGGCCGGGGTGTGGTCTTGAACGTGTAGACGGGTGGGAACGCCGCTACTTGATTCGTGCGTACGCGCTCGATAGTCGAAGTTGCAACCGTGCGAGCATCGTCTGTGAATGTGTCAGCATCAAAATTACCCAGCAGAAACTCGCTATTAGCCCGAAGAGCAGGAGCTGTCCACACGCGGCGACGAGAATCCCAACGCCGATTGGGAATGCGGCGAATCTTGTCCACCATCCACGGCGGGGAGTGAATGACGAATCGGCTGGTCTTTGCGTCATATGCGATCTGCACCTTAGAATTCTGATCGGAACTTGGGTTCATCGACTTTTACCTCATGATCTTCGGTTATGGGGGCATACCAAACGTTGATGGGCTTGCCGCCCGGGATTCGGAGCTTGTCGTGGTCCGCGCCACAGTCGCGCCGGAGCGACGTCCACAGATCCATCCCCGTCATCACCTCGGCCTTGTTGCGCTTCAGGAATTCGGAGAATGCAGTGCCCCGGAACACGATGCACCGCGTGCCGTTGATGACCTGCACCACCGGGATGTTGCGGGTGAGTGCCTTGCGGTCCTCGGTGTTAGTACCATCCGAAGTGAGATCGGCCTTTTGTACGAACTCGTTGAACTTGGCGGCGATAATACCCGAGGCACTGGCCTCTTTTGGCACTTCAATCACTCGCAGAGTCGGGATAAGCGGATCGAGGATACGACGCCGCCACGAGTCCTGCGTGATTTTAGGTATATTGATCTTGAGCTGTTCGAAGATCAGCGTGCCCATTGCGGCGGGGTCACGTAGGATAATAGTCGGGATGTTCGCGATGAGCTTCCCATTGACGTGGATACCCCAGCGCGGGGGTTCGGATTGGTACTCGATCAGCTCGGTAAACTGGGGCAGTTGATCCTGTGCATCCAGCTCTTTGCTCTCGTCGGTTGAGATGCCGAACTCGCGGGTAACACACACCTTGCGGTCGCAGAGCGATTTGCACGGCTCCTCGCTACATTTGTAAAGGTAGTCCCGGCGCGACGCGGAGCGAATCACCTTCTTGGCTTCAGCGGGTCCCAGCGGCTTGTCGAACATCGTGCGGTTCAGAGCCATCGCATCGTCAAAGAATGTGTCGGGGCGGGCACGTTTGAGGTACACCACTACGTTGTACATCGAGTCATTGCGGGAGCCGGACTCCACACCCGTGTGAATCATTTTCTGAATGCACGGCGGGGCTTCCAAGTGCTCCCGGTGGGCCATCTCCTGAAGTGCCGCCACTGTCACCCGACGCGACTGGGCGTAGGAGATGAACAACTCGAACGACATCTTCTGGCCTTTGTCATCCACCGCGTACCGCACCGTCTTGTCTTTGTCGAAGAATGGCAGGTTGATCCAGTTCCCCAGCGACTTTTCGCCACTGGACGTGGTCAGCGAGTCCTGCTTGGGGAAGATGTCCACATGGTTCGGAATCTGTAGCATGTCGCGCCACGAATTCAGGAGCCGAATCACGAGCTTGGCCGGAAGGTACTCCTCGCCGAACAGGTACAGGTGCGCCCCGCCCGACTTGCTCCGGGTCGCCACCAACGGGAGCCGGTAGTGTTCGATCTTCTCCACCAGCTTGGGGATGTCGATGTCGGACCCATCCGAGCCTTTCCCGTGGTTATCCACATCGATACAGCCGAACAGCACTGTACCCCCGTCCGTGATCGGAACTATCCCCAGCCCCATCTTGCCGCCCAAATGGTCGGCGTAGTGTTGCAGGGTCACCTCGCTCTTCTCGGTTATCATATTACCCGTCGCGGGGTCCCACTGTCCAAAGGACCGGAGATTCCCAGCGAACAGATTCGCGTAGTCCTGAACTAGACTAGTCATCGTTTCACCTCTCTATACGTCTATGTATTGACACCACCTCTGTGGGCTGGTATAATTATAACATCTCGCCATCGGAACAGCAACCCCCACCGTTTGTTCCACCGTTCCATAGCAATGGAACACACGATGGAACACCCCCTCCCATTCGACAGACGGCATAGCTGTTCCACCGTTCCATGCGCACGCGGGGAATTCTCTGTCAACGCTGTGGTTCGATACGGGGGGTATATGATGGAACGGGGGATACAACGGAACACGGCACATTCAAGCCCCGAAGGACGCGGGCTTCGAGGCACTAGGGCGTTCCAGACGCCGTACCATCTTAATGGTACAGGTAGTCGATTCTAGGGTCTTCTCGTGCGTGCGCATGTAAGCGGAAGCCTCTCCGAGCGCATTGGAGAGGTGGGGAGCTATATTAGTAGCTTACTGGCCCATGGAACCCAAGGGAGAGGGCGGGGGACCGGCTGGCGGGGTCGCCATACCGGACAGCTCAATCCTTGGTGCCCGCGTAGGGGTCATGGAGTCCTCAGGGTACTGATCTTTGGGGTCCCGAGCGGCCGCGAGACCACCAGTGAGGGTAGCACCAGCGTTTGCAACACGGCTCGAAGTTAACAAGGACTGCTCTTGCTGTTTGAGCGATTGCATAATACTGTCGATCACCGTGTCAACCTTGGCGGTTGGGGTCAGGAGCTTCTCGGTGGTAGGCTGAGCCACCCGGGGCGACATCCCGATCAGGTTCGGGAACTGAGCACGAAGCGCATCTCCGGCGGCAGTGAATGGACGACCAGCCATCAGATTAGCGGCGGCACCCACTCCACCCGCGCCTTGGTCGAGGTCGGTGTCCAGTGGTGTGCGACGAAACCCGGACTTCTCGGTCTGAAGCATTGTGCGCTCTTGGAGCAACCGATTCTTAAATTCATCAAAGGCGGCGTCATCGCGAAAGGCACGACGAAGCTTCTGTTCAGCATCACGGGACAAAATGGACTTCATAGGGTCTGCCGTCGGGCCAGCGACTCGGAGTTTCTCTAGCATCGCTTGGGAGATACCGGCGCGGAAGGCGTCATACTCGGAGGGGGAGTCCTTAAATCGGTCGATGAGCTTGCGCATATCCAACTCGGGCATTGTGTAAATCTGCTGACCCTCTTTCATAGCTGTCAACAGCTCGGAATCACCGGCGAATGTTTGTCGTGCTACGCGGTATTCAGGCGAAGCTTTTTCCATATCGGCGAGGAGTCGTCGTTTCATATTCAGGAGTGTACCGGCTTGACCGCCTTTGCCTTCACGCATTGCGCTCTCGATCATGTCGTCCAGCGCGATCTTGGTCTCGTGCAGAGCACGCAAGGTATTTCTAGGATCGGCGATGTCCAGCTCGTTATCTGCCATGCGCTTGGCACCAATCTTCATCGCCTCCTTGAAGGTAGGCAGGTTGCGTAGCTTAGCGATGTCGGGCGCAGTCGTGGGGTTAAACGTTGGGGCACTGGCCCAAGCCGCTTTATATAGTGGGTCGGCTTCTTCAGCGCGCTTTTTAGTGAGGTCCAGCACGTCTGTGTAGAAGTCTTTGGAACCTGACATCAATGTGCGTAAATCTTCCGATACGCGTGGGATGCGTTCCATCTCGCGGGTTGCAAGTTCGGACTTCCCTTGAATCCGTGCGGGGGACGGAGCGGCGGTTGCACGGCGCAAAAGCGCGGCAGTGTTCTCGCCAAGGTCAGCCAGCGTTATCTCGCCACGGGACATCGATTGCATCTTGGCCAGTGCTTGGTCGGGTGTCATCCCGTCCTTTTCCAGAGCCTTAACGATCGCAAGGTCAGCCGCCTTATTCGCATCGCCGAAACCCAGCGATTGCTTAATCTTGCTAAACGCTGGCATCGCCACGTACTTGCCGAGCAGTCCCAACGTGCCAGTGGTCACAGCACCAACAGTCGCGCCTTTGACTGCTTCGCCGCCCAATTCGCCGGGAGGCTTTTCGCTCGTACCGACTGCGGTCACGGCACCAGACCCAGCACCATAGCCCATCATTCGAGGGATGCTGGGAGCTTTACCAAAGAGCATACCAGCGAGCTTCGGGCCAACAGCTTTGGAGACCGACGGGATCGCGCCAGCACCACCGGTGAACAGAGCCGGAACCAATGCACCACCAAGCTCTGAGGCAACCGCAGTGCGGGGATTCTCTTCTGCGTACTTGCGTAGGCCTTCGCGTTCAGCTTTTACCAAATCTTCGTAGCTTTGATTGCCACCCATCGAGCGCAACCGAGCGATAGCTTCATCCGAGAAGCCCATCGATAGACCCTGAAGTGCCTGACCTGCCGCACCCGGAAGCATCGCGTTGGGGCGTGGGGCTTGTGGGCGTACCGGCGCGGCGGGGGCTTGAGTATCGGGTGTACCCGCCTTGTTCAGCGTGAACCTGCGAATCGTAGCCTCAGGCGTACCAGCGGGGAATTCGTAGATCTTGCCGTCAATCACTCGTTCGATGGTCATTGGGGAGTCTCCCGTCCTTGGCTATCAACACGCACTCGGGGCATGCTGAAGTATTGCTGGTAGGTCATGCGGTTCGGATTGATAGATACCCGGCCTTTGTCGTCACGCACCGTAATTGGGTTTGAATCTAAATACCTGCGCCACTGGGCTTCGGCGTAAGGCGTGATAGCACCATTTACGGCGGCGTAGTCGGCCATGTACTTGTTGAACTCCGCATCGCGGCGGCGTTGAGCGATCTGGAACTCGAGCAGGGTTTTATTGGTAGACGGCTCTTTATCGGAGCTGAACGTGCCGAGTTGCATCATCTTTACGTCCAAGTTCGACACGTTGGAATCGCCGGGGATGCGGTTTTGTTTCGCGGCAAGTGCGGACAGTGAGTCGAACTCGTTGATCTTAGCGCGGTCGCCGGAGGAAAGCTTGGCAATGTCGCCGATCCCGAACCCGATACCGTAGGTGTACCCAGTGCTGATCTCGGAGTTAAGCTTTAAAGCACGCTCAAGGTTACGAATATCGTCTTCGATTCCGGCAGTGAACGGCGAGATTTTCTCGCGTATATACTTGCCGGATTCTTCCAGATCCTTTTCACGCTTCTTGGCCATCTCGATCTTGTTCAGACCCCGATAGGAAGTCTTTGGATCGATTGGCACACCGACATCCATGGCTTTAGTCACCACCGCGTTAATGTCACCATTGCGGATGTGGTCGTCGATCTCTTGCTTGGTCCGGGTGGTCTGTGCGATCTGCGCTTGGATTGATGTACGCTTGCTAGTCTGGTCGAGGCGCACGTTCTCGTCCACAATCTTCTGTGCTCGCGCCAGATCTCTCGGATTGATCGGGTCGCCACCGAAAGTCTGTAGTGCGTCGCTGACTAACTTGTTCTCAGCGCGGAATTTCTCGCGCTGAGCTTCCTGTTGTGCTTTAACGAGTTGCTCGGGATCGTTCAGATTCAGGTTCAGACGGGTCGCGATGTCACGCAGTCCCTTAGTGTCCTCGAACATCTTGAACTTCATCGCGAAGCTCGGATCGGTGAGGGATACACCGGATTGTCCAGCGAACGCCTTCATCTCAGGCGTCGCTTTGTCTACCGCTAGCAGTTCTTTGACGCGGTTAATACCGGCCGGTGAGCGCGGATCGATGCCCTCGGACTGCACTTGCTTTTGGTACGCGGTCATCTGCGGGGTGAGCTTGGACACCACATTAAGACCGAGGCGGGCGGCTTCTTTCTCTTCTTCGACGGCCTTGAGCGACAGCTCGTAGCGCATCTTGGCGAGTTGGGCATTACGATCCGCTTCGGCTTCTTGGGCCTTACCATAAGCACCCACAGCAGTGCCTAATGACTCACCGAACGAGCCAGTGCGTGTAGGAGCAAGGAAGCCTTGAGCGAGTGCAAGGTAGGTAGGGTCAATCCGGCCCTTACGGTCTTGCAACGCTTGCTTCATGGTCTCGCGTGCGGCGTCTACTTCGGCTTTCGCGGCCTTGTAAGCATCAGTATCAGCACCCATCGCCTGTCGCCCAAGAGCCGAGAGCGAGACGCTCCCGATCTTCTCGGGGTCGATCTTCATCATCTGCGCGAGCAGTGGGCTGTAGCCGCTTGTTTCTTCAGTAGGTTCTGCCATAATTAACCTTGTCGTGGTTCTTCCATGCCGCCGAACTCGTCAGTCTGGCCTTGCCAATTACTGTTATTGCCCGAGAAGTAATCGTTAAAGCTCGGGCTACTGAACAGGTTACCCAGTGTTGTACCCAGCGAGCTAAACGCATTGCCGAAACCGGTGGCGGCACTTGTCCCGCCTTGAGGCCCTGAAGCGAAGAGTGACCCGAGGCCCGCGATTTGGGCGAGTGGCGACGTGGAGTAGGCACCGGGAATCGGGGCACTGGCCTTCTCGGACACTGTGCTCGGCACTTTAACATTCGAGAACACGTTGGCCGCACCGGTGGCGGCGGCAAGCGGTGCCATAATCCCGGTCTGCTCGAGCTTCTGCTCTTCACTGCCGAGACTGTACAGGCGTTCGAGTTCTTTGAGCTTCAAGTCGAGTTCCGAGGACGCTAAATTGCGTTGAGTCTCGGCGGCGTTACGGTACAAGCCCGATTGCTCCATCGCGGCTTTTAGTGCACTGTCGTAGCCCGAAGCCATTTGCTTCGTTTGAGCACCCAACAAATTCGCTTGAGTATCGGCTCCTAACTGACCCATTGCGTCGAACATCCGCTTGCCGCCTAACCCACCAGTACCAGCGAATGCGCCTTTGAGTGATGGTATCAACGAGCGTTGAAGGCTCTGCTGTTGGAGCCTTTCCATTTCGTCCACCACGCCGGGCATCTTCACACCTTTTGCATTGGTGTAACCCGAAATGTAGGGATTCATAAATGACTGAATCATGTCCGGCGTGATACCAGCGGCGGCAAGCGCGGCGGTGTCACCAGCGTCGCCCAGCATGGACTCATAGCCGCGAAGCCCAGTGCCTTCACCATCTTCGCCTTTAGCGTAGTCAAGAACGCTCGTCTGTAGGTCCGACATTGGAGCGACAAGCTCTTCGCCGGTCTTTTTCAGCAGTTCCGTGCCGGGTTCAGCGAGACCTTCGAGGTAAGTCGTGTACCAGTCCGGACCAGTGGTATCGACTACCTTGGTCGTGTCAATATTCGGTAGGGGATCGCCTTGAAGCAAGCTCATAATACACCTTTCAGATATGCCAAGGGCGATTTAGCCGCTGGGGGAATTGATTTAATGGAGCCGCCGCGTTTGTGCTTGCGAATTGCTTCCCGCATCGCATCCAGCTTCTTGGCACCCTCTTTGTTCGAACCGTCGCCCAGTGCCGCCACAATATCCGCGTCGAACACGTATTCGCCGTCAGCGAGCTTCGCGGGGATGAGATCGTCCTGACCGCCGCCCGCGCCCTGTACGTAGTGTGAGCCTTTGTGTGGTACATCGCCGCCCGACGCCGCCATTAGTGGAGAAGCCATTATTTTACCACCGTCGGCATATTTCTGTACAGTCCCCCCATTCATGAACGGTTCGAGGACCTTGGAATAGGAGGGTTCAGTACCGTAGGCGTAATAATCGGCTTCGGGTTTCTCAGCCCCGTCTTCGATTCCAGAGGCTCGGCGTAGGGCTGAAAGTGCTTGGGCTTCTTGGAACATAGGAGTGTCTTGTGGAAGTAGTGCGCCCAGTCCGGCAAGTGGCGCGAGGTTGCGGAATCGACCACCGAGCCATGTCTCGGCAATGTTGCTGTCTTTGGCTTTGTACGCAGGCTCGTTGAACGATGGCCCGGCCATTATACCCGGCGTCTGCTTTTTGGGCGTAGCTAGCTTGAGCTTGGCAGTTTCTTTGCGCCTCTCGACTTCTTCGGGCGTTAGAACTTCTCCGGTAGTTACGTCGATTGCAGTGCCATCTACCACCACCGTATTGCTATCAATGACTTTTCCGGGACCGTCTACGCTGGTGATTTCGCCCGTGTCCGTATTTACGTTGACCGTCGTAGTAGTACCGGTATTCGTATCCACCACAGTGTTGGTGGTAGTGTTGGTATTCGTGTCCGTCGTCGTGTTGGTATCAACGCCGGTGTTCGTGTTAGTGTTTGTGGTCGTTGTAACACCGGTATTCGTGTTCGTGCTTACAGACGTGTTAGTACCAGTAGTAGTGTTCGTGGTCGTGGTCGTTGTAACACCAGTATTGGCGTCCGTGGTCGTATTAGTAGTGACGCCGGTGGTCGTATTGGTGCTGGTGTTGCTGTTGGCATCCGTGGCTGTATTAGTGTTTGTGCCGGTGGTCGTATTGGTATTCGCACCAGTAGTCGTTGCGGCGTTAGTATTAGTCGTTGTTGCGACGTTAGTACCAGTCGTTGTTGCGGCGTTAGTACCAGTAGTCGTTGCGACATTGGAGCCAGCGGTCACATTTGACACGGCTGTGGTTGCGGCGTTAGACGCAGTTGTTACATCAGCTCCTGCGGCTACAGCGGCGTTCGCGGCAGTTGCGGCTACTACATTCGCATTGGCACCTGTAGTATTTGCGGCGTTAACTACCGAGGTGACCGTGTTATTGACATCGGCACCGTTGCTGATCGCAGTGCCTACTGATGTGTCGACGGCTTGGGTGGTGTTTCCAGTAGTCATGAAGATCGACGCGAAATCCGTCGCGGCGGCAGTGTCAGCTCCCGTCGCGGCAGTATTCGTCACAGCGGCCGTGTCAGCTCCCGCTGTTGCAGTGCCACTACCCGCGACATCAGTCGCAGTGGTTCCAGCGGTTCCAGCGGTTCCAGTCGCACCCGTATCGGTGATTTTGGTAATGGTCTCTGGACGGAATGAGCCATCGGTGGACGTCAGGCCTTCAGATGCAAATGCTTGTTGAATATCTGCGGAGACGCTTGAACCAGCGGTGAGCGATCCGGAGGTTTTAGACCCGATCGTACTACCCGCAATGGATTTCGTCATGGCGGTCGCTAGGTCGTCCCCGGTTGCAAGCGCGACTGCAAGTTCCTCGAATCCTTCTTCTGCCCATTCCTTACCAACTGACGTGGTGGTCTTGCCGAAGACTTTATCCATCGCTCTTTCGTAACCTTTGATAAGTGCCGCATCCGCGAGAGTGGCAGTACCAGCGGTAATAGCAAATGCTTTCCAACCGTCAGCATTAGCTAGTCTTTCAGCCTGATCAACCGGTGTTCCTTTTGCGATCTCTTCATTGAACTTCTGACGAGATTGCGAACCCATGGACTCCGAAGCGTTCATGAGAACGTCGGTGGCAATACCTGCAGTTTTACCTAGAATCTTGAATACCGCACCGCCGGTAACGATCGGAAGCACCTCTTGGAGGCCTTCTTTAGCGACTTGAGTGAGCACCAATGGATTGTTGAGAACGGACCTGATCGCGGCGGCCGCTTTTCCAGCGTACGTATCCGCCCCTTCGATGTCGTTCATGAAGTTATTGGTAGCTTGAGTGACACCGGGTATTTCAAGCTTTTGCCCAGTACCTTCGAGTGACTGGCCCAGTTGCACAAGCAAGTTATAACGCTCGGCCACCCCCATATTAGCCAGTGCAGTGCCGAGGTCCGCGATCTGCTCGCCACCCGCTCCGATCAACGTTGAAAGTGTTTGACGAACCACATCGCCTGATGTGCCTTCGAGTGTGTTCGCCCAATTCACCAAGTTACCACCGGCCACGTCGAGATTCTGAGCCGCTGTAGGCACACCTCTATCGCCTACACCGGCGATATCGATCATTGGAACCGTGCTACCCGGAGCGTATTTTAGCCCGCGTTCATCATAAGCGAAGCCCTTGTCGTCAACCCACCGACCTTGATCATCTTTTCCGACAATAGCGGGTGCTTTGTTTAAGATGTCTTGGATCGACGCGTTTTTGAGCTGATCGACGGTCATCGAGTTGGCCGTATACGCTAACGCCGCTACTTCCTGATCGGTGAGCTTATCGAAGGATTTTCCAGTTGTTTTTTCGTAGGAGGTCACTAACCTATCGACTTCAGTGTTACGAGACTGCTGATCAATCGCTTGATCAACACCCTTGAATTCACCTAGATCGAAATTGCCAGTTGTACCAGCCGTGCCGGTCGTAACGTTATTGTTACCAGCACCATTAGTCACCGTATTATTAGTAGTTTGGGTATTAGTGGTAGTGTTAACGCTTGTACCAGTATCAGTACCTGTGCCAGTCACAGTATTCGCGGCGACGAGAGCTTCTTCGTCAGTAGCACCAGCTTCTTTAGCCGCAACGAAAGCACCAGCACCATCAGTAACGCTAGTCGTGATCGACTTCGCGACTGTAGCATTCGTCAAATTGTTAGCCGCGTTAATTGTGTTGTTTAACCCACCCGCCGCGTTGATAATATTAACTGTATTACCGGAATCAATTGCGTTAACGAGATTCAGTGCGGCTCCGGCGGTTTTGAGATCGGAGCTGTTAGTGAGCGTTCCGAGTGATCCCAATGCACCAGCATAATTTCCGTCCTGAATGTTTACCACTGCATTATAAGCGTTACCGGCATCCGCAAGCGAGATGGTGTCGGTCAGCATCGTACTACCGGCCAATGCACCCACCGTAGTATTCTGCAACAGCGATGATGCTAATGCACCCATGTTACCTTGATCCAAAGCATTGGCTACCCGGAGTCCTGTAGCGACATCAGTGAACCCACCCATACCAGCTAGACTTGCGAGACCGCCGAGCACATCACCGTTGTCAATCGCGATTGCGGCATTTACGGCCATCGCGAACGGAGCGACTCCGGGGATAAATTGAGCAATGGCGAGCAGTGGTGCTAAATCGCCCACATCGCTACTGGATGCCCCGGTGGTGTAGAAAATTGGGCGACCTTGAGCGTCGAATGTTGTGCGGTACGCTGTGTTGCCCTTGCCGACGTATGTGCCGGACCATGCATCGCCCACACCGCCACGCTCGCCATAAGCGTTAATTAGAGCCTTACCAGTATCTTTATTCCCAATAACCGACTTGGTGCCGATCGGAGCCACGTAGCTAGTATAACCACCGCCGTCCCAATCGTAGATCTGTTCGGCTTTGACTAATGCTGGATCGACTGCTTTACCATTTTGATCTACATACCCGACCAACGTCGCGGTCATAACGGGTTGGCCGTCTTGGTCCACCTGCCCGGTGTTAGTGTACTCGTACTGTGGCGTGACTGTTACATCGACTTTTTGCTCGATTTTCCCGACTTGGTTAATGTCTGTGACGCCGTTGGCCACCAACTGCTCGGCCATCGCCTTGGCATTAGCCTCGGGAGAACCATACCCAGCACCCGACCACTTGGAAGTCGTACCCTGCGCAAGTATTTGTTGAGTTACTTTATCTACTGCGGCATTATTAATTGTGTATACCTGCCCTTCCAGTTCGATAGTGCTCGTGGCCGCATTATTCGCGGCGATGTTATCAGCTTGGGCTTGAGCTTGGCTATCCAAGAAGGCATCCTCACCCGACACTTGGGCCAGTGCACCAGTCGGGACGGTAGTTCCAGTTCCAGAGTCACTAGCCGTGGATTGCGTAGTGGTATCGCCCCCTGCCACCTGAACGAGCGTACTAGTCGGGGCAGTGTATATACTAGTCGGGGCAGTGTATGTACCAGTAGGGGCTTGAGCAGTGTTGTCTACGGTCACTTGGCTTAATGCGCCCGTGGATGCTGAAGAAGTTTCGGGCCGGTATGGGGCAAGTACTGAGTCAATTACTGCATCATCTAAGCCCATTCCTCGGAAAGTCGCGATCAGATCGTTCGTGGCATCTTTACCGCCAAAGACGTCGTACAGATCCGCATAATAACCAGTATCTTCATACGTATCTTCGCCGAATTGTTGTGCAAAGTAATCAATTGCCATATCAGTTCACCGCAGGGTTAACAGCGTTGACGAGTTGCTCGGCCCACTCCATCCAGTCGTCAAATTGGTAAGGTCCGGGGATACCCTCATTCGTGAACACATCGATAGCTTTAAGTCCCGCCGCCCAGTCTTTCCAGTCGGTAGTGGCATCCGGAATGCACAATTGTTGCGACGCGTACTGCTCGCACATCAGTGACGCCCATGACTCGAAAGTGTGATAACGAGGGTCGTAGACCAGATTAGTATTAAGTATGATTGCCATTATGGCCTCACGTCGCCGAGGTCGGCGTTTAGAATGACTTTACCGAGCTGGTAGTCGCCGCCCGCTACATTAGATACGAATTTAAGGCGTAACTCGCGACGTTGTTCGAGCATGTCAATTTTGCCGGTGCTTGGGCCGAATGTGTAGGCCGCACTGGTGGTATCAGTAGTTTGAGCGAATGACCGCCCAGTGACGTACAGTTCCATGTCGCCGCTCTGCACGAAATCGGGTTCGACACGCTCCAACGCCAGCCACCTGTTGTCGCCTACCGGAGCGGGTTGTGAGGGTCCCCCGGCGACCCATCCAAGATCGTTAGTCTCGAAGAATGATTCTATAGCGATGGCGGTAGCACCCGACACCTTATCCGTTCCGATTTCGTTCTGGTACAGCGATACGAAGTTCATTAACGTGGCAACAGTCAGCACGAATCCCGCGCCTCCGGCTAGCGCGGCCGAGAGTGTGTTACCGACCGCATAGTTGATACCATGCCCATTGATGACTACAGCCGTAACGATGCCGCCAGCCACTGTGATGTTGGCTGTCGCCCCCGTCCCAGCACCACCAGTGAGAGAGGTGTTGTTAAAAGTACCATTGGTGTAACCGGAACCCGCGTTGGTGATAGTAGCGGTTAGAATACCACCGGAAGCATTGATATTCCATTCTGCGGCGATAGGATAAGGGAAAATCTGCGAAAAGAATCCGGCGGATCTTTGTGCCCCAGTCGCTTCGCCAGCGTCGTACCAGCAGTTCTCACGAACATTGTATATCACCGCGTCAGTACATTCAGTCGCAGTGCCTCGGGGGTAGAACCACCAAATCTCGCCGAATCGGGGGACCTTGGTGACCCACACCTTCTCGCGTGCGTCGTAGTTTAAGTTATCGAAGAAGTAATTCTGGTTAAACGTGTTCGGGATTTCTTTCACCACACCGTTATAGAGCAAGAATCGATCAACTCCGCACCAATAGTACACACCATCGTACTCGATGACAGACTGGGAAGACAAGATCGAGGACTGGCTCGAGATCAAGTCGTACCGCCAGAACTGTGGAGGAGTGCCAACACCACCAATGTAGGACACGCGGATCAGTGAGTCCAAGCTCCAAAAGAGGCCGGATGGGGCGTTCGATCCACCACGAACTGGAAGCCCTTGCACGATCTTGCCGGTGGCGACGGACACTTCATTCGCGTCGGCCGATACCCAGTCATTAGCATTACCAGCTGAAGAGTTTCGAATCAGTCCATCATTGCCGTACACGAACACGTAGGGGTGGAGCGTTACAACACCACCCGATACTGACACGTTGTTATCGAATGTCAATGTGATTGAGGAACCGCTAGCCGTAGCTGGCGCGGAAATCACCAACGCGGTAGTGCTAATCGAAACCACAGTCGCGCCGGAGGGTATACCTGTGCCGGATACCGACTGACCGGCACCAATTAAAATATTGGTCGAGGACAGTGTGATATTCGGCGACCCTGAAGTAATCGTGGCCGCAACTTGCGTAAACACGCCAATCGGTGCCATGGTAGTACCGGTAATAACGCCACCGAGCACTGGTGTGTTAATGTTGTTATCAATAAGTGTGAGGTTCTGACCGGGGTGTGCGAGCAAGAGGTTGTTACCAGACCCGCTTACGTCGTAGAATGCGTCAAATTGCCACAAATTATTCGCGTTAGCTGTGAACCCGGAAAGAGTCATATCGGTGATTCCGGACCCAATTCCCGAGTTACTTATCGGAAGCAATTGCAGACCGCCGGAATACCCGCTGAACACATTATTAAAATTCTGCTGTGGATTCAGGTAAATGCCACGAGATGGTCCCGCCAAGTCGTTGACGATCTCGCGGAATCCGCCCATTTTCCGAGGACGGCCGCGCTGGAAGCGAACCCAACGGCCGGAATTGTAGAACTGCTTGTCGAACACCGTACCATCTCGCTGGACGCCGGGTTTAGTGTCGAGGGCGAAGACCTTTTTGGTCATGTGAACGTACCCCCAGCAATGCCCGTAGAGAATGTGCCGGATCCAGTCACGCTGACTCCGGTAGCAGTAATGCCAACACGCTTAGTTCCGAGCACCGAGATTCCTAATTCGCCAGCTCCGGGACGGTACAACCCCGTGCTAGTCTCCGCCGCAAAGTTCAACGATGGTGTGCCGACAGTTCCGTCTAATAGACTGACCGTGGATGCACCAGCTTGAGTGGTGTTGGCATTGAGGAAGTTAACACCGTCGCAGATCAATGTGGCTTGCTGTCCCGGAGGAATCGTCGCTGTAAACCCAAGGCCGGTCGTGACTGTAAATGTAAATCCACCAGCAGTCGTTTGATTCGAGATGACATACAAGTTTACGATAGCCGGGAACGTGACTGTTACATTGCTAGTCAGAGTACCGACGTATTCCTGAATGTTATTCGCCGCTTCATTGTTAGTGAGGAGCACTGAACCACCGGTCACATTCTTCGTAAGTGCTGTGAAAGTGAACTGGGAGCTAACGCCGTAGCCGACGGTGACGTAAGCCGTTCCGGTGCACACGATAAACGCGGACTCGGTCGGGTTGAACGTCTTCGTGCTGTTACCGTCGATTAGCTCCGCGCCAGTGCACGATATTGTGAAAGACCCAGTACCGTTGTTCTTAAAGAGCGTAAACCAGTTATTACCCAACGTCGCGGCGGCTGGGAGCGTTGCGGTGCCGGAGCCACTTGACCACACTCGGGTTTGCGCACGATCGGTAGCGGCGAAAGTCGTCCCAGTAGTGATTGCGGCACTTGGATGGCTTTGGTTTAGAGTCGCACCACTGGCGACCAGACCATAACCCGCGAGCGTTGCGGCATCGGCTGAAGACGTTCCAGTTCCGAAAGCGATAACGCCCCAAGTGCCTTGGGCATTAGCGTTGGTAGTGATGTATATATACTTGGATTCGCCCGCCGCCACCGAGACGATGGTGTTAACACCCGTGTAGTCTTTGACGGTAAATGTGTTCGCACCAATATTCCGGATGAGAGCGTCGTTACCCACCGAAGTCTGGTTCGCTGGCGGCATGAACAGGTTGAGACCAGCAGTGCTGGCCGTCACTTGCATAATCCGAGCCGCGTAGTCAGCGTTCGTAGTGCTGTTCGATGGCCAATTCAGTTGGGTGTTCGCCGCCAGCGTAACGGCGCGGAAGCTCACATCCGTTGGCTGGATGACGTCACCGGTGAATGGGCTAACGTAGCTCATGCATCCACCGCAATCGCTTGACGGTCGGCGATACGGAGTTTATCCTCCTCGGCCAACGTCCCCATGATCGCGTCGTACTGCGACTGCCACATTGGAATGCGCTCATCATTCTTGAGGAATGGCATCGCTTGCAGGAGTGAACCGTAAAGCAACGCCTGTGGTGCGTAAATCGTGAACCAGTTGGTCTGATTACTCGAGTCCAGTGGCTGGACCCGCTCGTAGTATAGTACCTCGAACGCATACGCGGCGGCTGGTGTTGGAGCCACGAGCCAATTCGTGTAGTCGTAATCCGCGTAATACTCGGGGATACCAGTCGCTGTGGGGTCCGGCGAATAATTACGAAGATACTCGTACTTACGCAAGAGCACCGGGCGACGCTCCCCGGCTACTGTAATATTCAGCGATACTGTTTTGTGCCACCGAGCGGGCTTCGCGATTACCGCTGTCCCAATCACCATGCTACTGGTGTTGACTGTCAGGTTACCGAGGAATTTAATCCGGGACGCAATCACCTGCTCGGCGAGCATGATGAAGAGAGGGATCTTGTCGAGTGTAGCGGTGTCAGTACGGTTAAGATATGACTGGATATTTTCAACAAGAGAGTCGTAGGTCATCACCGACGCGGCAGTCATAGAAGTCCTTCACACGAATGGCTACGTTGGGCAAAATTATACCACGCCTTTAGCATTTGGTCAATCCAGCAAAGCGCACTCAGAAGTGCGCCTCTTGAGCAGTCCCGGCAACACCTTGCCGCCGCCTCGGGTCCACAGCATCAACTGCTCTTTCGCACCCTCCCAGTCTCCGGCGTTTACCTTGCGCTTGAGTGTGGAGGTCTGAAGTCGCCCGACACCAAGGTTGTAGCAAAAATCTACGATCGCGTTGCACTTTCGGACGTCCGTAATCAGCCCCGGGCAGTTCCGGAGAACCCCGGGAAGGTAGGTGTGCTCAAGCTCGATCATTAGTAGCTCCCGTGCCGTAGGTTCGTCCATCGGGGGATCCTCGAGAGTGACCTTTCGCTTGTCGGCGTAGTAGGTGCTCCCATACCCGATAGTGGCTACGTTAGCCGGACAGAGGTAGGGCTTGGCCCGATATCCCTCGTACCGGCGGCAGAGTTCAGCGGCGAGTTCGAGGTTCATATGCCGCGTTGCTTCAGAGTACGGTCGAGGAACCAGTAGTTAATGGTGCCGGACAGCAGGGCGGAGAAGTCGGGGGTCATCATAGTCTTGAACACCTCGACGGCGGGTGCACCGGCGAGCCAAGCATTGTAAGCGAACCAAACGTGGATGAAGGACCAAACGAACAGCACCCAGTAAGTTACTAGGGGTCGGACGGAGGCCGAAAGACCCGCCACCCAACCGCCAGCGGCCTTGACCATCTCGGCTTGCTGGATGATGGCGTTGTTAAAGGCGTCCATCACTCCAACGTCCACTGCCGCTTCACGTTGTGCACCAATCTCCGCGAGCTTTTGCTGACCCCGAAGCTGTTCCAGCTCGCACTGGCGGGCGAACATATTCAACTCGTGCATCCGCTCGTTCTTTTTGTCGAAGAACTTCAGGACCTCGGGGGCCAAGCGGAACACGCCACCGAATATGGAGCCTAAAATACCGCCACTTAAGATATCTAACATGATTACTCCTTACAAGGTTTAGATTTATCGTCGTTCTGCATGAGTTTGATACCAGACAGGAACCCAATCATGCCGCCGATAAGAGTAGAAAAAGCGGGTGAAATCATCTTGAAGATCTCGGCGTTGTCCACTTCCTTCGCCCACAGACCAAGCATAAAGCTGATTACCATGGCCAAGACGGAGATGCACAGGGTGGTGCTTACCATTAGTGTGACGTACAGCGTTAATTTGTCCCGGGTGTCCGGCGTGGGCTTTTTGACTGGTCTGGGTATGGGTCGCTTCGTCATACATATATATCCAGCTTACGGTTGGTAAAAATCTCAAGATTGAGCTTATTACGCTCGGCTTTCTTCACGTACAGCTCAAATTCGAGATCGTCTATCTTGTCCTTCACCTTCTTCATCTTTAACGCTTGCGCATACTCTTCCTGCAAACGTTCCATTCTGCGCTCCAGCGCGTCTGTCTTAGTCGGCTCGCCTCCCGGCTGAACCATCGGATACCATTTGTTTAGCGGCGGAATCATTGTGAATAAAGATCCAATAGATGTAGTTCATAGGCACTGCTAACCAAAGCAGTATTTCTAGTACATCAATCATTTCTTCTCCCGTTCAAGCGCATCTTTGTATCCATGAATAACTTTAGTTCTGAGTTCTGCTGAATCTGCTGTGCCCGCCCACTCGGACAGGTTGTTCCAAATGACTGTTAAATCTTGGCTTCTGCAAAACCGCACATTGTTTGTTAACCATATTGACATCTGTTGATGGCGCTCGGACGGGTTGTGGATTGTCCAAGCAATTGACCAAAACTCGCGCAC